CGACTCAATCGGCTTCGTATTTAATGGAGATCGAACTTCAGCATCTCGCGATGAGGCGATGAGCATCCCTGCCGTCTCTCGCGCTAGATCAATAATCTGCTCAAGTATCGCCAGCGTTCCGATGGTTGTTCGCGACAAGGCGACGGGAGAAGTCGTAGCGCCGCCGCGTGTTATTAATCAGCCAGATCCTCGGGTCAATGGCGCGGCTACTTGGGTTTATATTGCCGAAGACTTGTTATTTAACGGATATGGATACTGTCAGGTCACCGAACAATTTGCCGACACTTTCAGAGTAAGAGCCATGCAACGAGTCGCGCCTTATCGTGTGAGTATCGAAACGAATTCAATGGGCACAGAAATCGATCACTACCTTGTCGATGGAATGCGTGTACCAGATAGCGGACTCGGCTCGTTGGTTGTCTTTTACGGTAACGATGAAGGCTTACTTAATCGCGCAGGTCGAACAATTCGGGCAGGCGCGGATTTAGAACGTGCAGCTTCAATGTATGCACGTGAGCCAATGCCTACGATGGTTTTAAAATCAAACGGCACAGCGCTTCCAGCTGATCGAATTGCGAAGCTTCTCGAATCTTGGGGAGCATCAAGGCGCAATCGCTCCACTGCATTTTTAAACGCCGATGTGAATATCGAATCACTTGGCTTCGATGCAGAAAAGATACAGCTCGCGGCATCGCGTAACTTCGTCGCGACCGAACTCGCCAGAGCAGTCGGAATTCCTGCTTACTTTATCGATGCCGAAACTGGCTCAAGTATGACCTACAGCAATTCGCAAACAACTCGCCAAACTTTGCTCGATTTCAGTTTAAGGCCACTAGCAAACTCGATCGAGCAAAGACTTTCGTTATCGGATTTCGTTCCTAGCTCACAAAAGGTTGAGTTCGACTTTGACTCCTATCTAAGAGGATCGGCCAAAGAACGTGCAGACGTTTACAAGTTACTTAATGAGATCGGTGCACTATCGATCGAGGAAATCAGAAAAGCGGAGGACATGATCAGATGAAAATATCAACACCATTCACAATTACAGCAGCCGATTCTAATTCAAGAACTATCACAGGCCGCATCATCGCATTCGATGAGCCAGCCAATGCCAGCACTGGGAAAGTCGTATTTGCACAAGGATCGATCGAGCCTAAAGATGTGTTTCTAAACTTGGAACACGATCGGACACGTCGAATCGGTAAAACTTTATCAATGACCAAAGACTCAACTGGGGCAATTAACGCCACCTTCAAAATCGCTAATACAACAGCAGGCAACGACAGCCTGATCGAAGCGATGGATGGCCTGCGTGATGGTTTCAGCGTTGAAGTAAATGTGAACGAGTATGAACATGAAGGCGATGTAATGCTGGTTAAGAAAGGCGATCTCGTAGGCGTGGCACTCGTGTCAGAGCCAGCGATCAGATCGGCAAGGGTAAGCGAAGTCGCTGCCACAGAGAATTCTGAATCAACTGATTTAGATGTAANACCAACACAAGGAGACGAAGTGGAAAACACTACCGTTAAAGAGGAAACTCCTACCGAAGTTACTGAAACGGTAGAAGCATCCGCACACGTCCAAGCAGCCGCGCAACCTAAGCCAGCGTTCTACACCAAGCCGCGTTTAGAATTCACAGCTGCAAAATATCTTGAAAACACCATCCGAGCATCAATCGGTGGAGAAGGTGTAGAAGCTGCTCGTGCATATATTGCAGCNGCAGCCGATACAACTGACAACGCTGGCCTTATTCCAACTCGCCAGCTCACAACAATCATCAACGGACTAGCCAACACAACTCGATCAAANATCGATGCAATTTCTCGCGGTGCACTTCCTGATGCAGGCATGTCGTTTGAACTGCCAAAAATCACTGTGCTTCCTACGGTGGCGGCAACTGCNGAAGGCGATCCTTCATCACAGACAGATCAAAACTCAGCGTTCATTTCAATTCCGATCGCCAAGTACGCAGGCAGTCAGGTATTCTCAGTCGAGCTGATGGATCGTTCTAATCCATTATTTATGACTGAATTAATGAATAACCTTGCGGCGCAATATGCAAAGGCAACAGATACAGCGGTGAACGCTGCTCTAGTTACTGGAGCAACAGCGGATGCGACCACAATCACAACCTATCCAACAGCTGCTGAACTTCTCGGCGTAATTGCTCGCGGTGCTGCTTCGGTNTATAACGGAACTCAGGGCTTTGCTCGTAACGTAATCATGAACACTTCACAATGGAGCAACGTCATGACACTTAACGATGGCGGCCGTCCGATCTACAATGCACAAGTGCCTATGAACGCAGGCGGCGTTGTTGCTCCTACTTCGGTTCGCGGTAACGTTGGCGGACTTGATCTATTCGTCACAGCCAACACAGCAGCAGGAACTGACACAGATGGATCGATCATCGTTGTAAATCCTGATGCTTATACTTGGTACGAATCTCCTACATTCAGACTTCGCGCAGATGTAATTGCAAGCGGTCAGGTCTCGATCATGATGTACGGATACGGCGCAATCGCTACCAAACTCGCAGCAGGCGCCTTCAAAAATAACAAGGCTTAATCGCCAATAACTAAGCTCTCGCGGTCGCTCCCGAACGTGAGACACGAAAGGATCGGATATGCCTAACATCATTACAGCGACACAGCTGCGAGACGTATTAGGCGTATCCGATTCCTTATTTAACGATGCTTATTTAAACTCCATTATTGAATCGGCCGAACAGTCGATCTTACCTTTGCTTACTGCCTATCAGTCAGCGGTGACAAGTTATCGCGTAAAGCTAGGCAAAATTATCTTTACAACTCAACGACCGAATTTCATGGTCAAGGATCAATCCGTCGTGATTACAGGTTGCGGTTCAGTCAATGGCACTTACACAATCAACGATTATAATTCAACATTTTATGAAATAGCAGCCGACACAGCAAATCCTGATCTAACGATTCAGCCAATTATTCCAGCAGGTAAGGCAACGATCGCAGCAGCGATCACTTTATACGCTGGCGTGCCAGCCGTTGAAAATGCGCTGCTAAATGTATCTAATGAAATCTTCCAATCGATCACAGCTGCAGGTGGACAGATCGAAGGCGTGGATTTCGCGCGCCTGCTCCGTTTAGAATGTCAAAAGCACTTTACACAAAGGTTTCAGCCTTACTTTCTGAATACACAGATGTAGAAACGTTTGCACAATGACAGCATCATCGATTCTCACAACAGTACGGCAGCCTTTAGCCGATGCGCTGGCAGGTATTGCGGCATCAGTTTATTCGACGGTTCCCGAGACAGTAATTCCACCAGCTTGTGTGATCGTTCCAGATTCACCATATCTCGAGAGCACGTTAATCAATGGAACGACCACCAAAGTAAAGATTAATTTTGTTATTTCGGCAGCCGTTGCGTATAACTCAAACGCTGGCGCTTTAGATAACCTAGAAAAACTAATCATCAGCATTCTCGGAGCTATGCCTTCGGGGTACGAAGTCGGAGACGTTCAAAGGCCTTCGATTACGTCGGTGGGGGCAAGTAACTTGCTAACAGCGGATCTGTCCGTTTCTACCTATTACACACAAACAAACTAAGGAGAAAAGAATGACAACAATCATTACGGGCAGAGATATGACTTTTACTATCGACAGCGAAAGCTACGATGCACAAGCCACATCCGCCACACTCACACTCGATTCAACGATCAATACTTACCAAACACTCGACGGAAAAGCGTATTTCACTACTGATTCACAGGGATCATTCGCGGTTGAAATGCTGGCTGACTGGGGAGCTATTGGTTCACTATGTGAAGCGCTTTGGACTGCTGCTAGTTCAGCACCTAATACAGCGCTAGCAGTAGCCTTTACAGCTGACACTGGAGCAGTCTTTGCCTTCGATGTCCAGCCTATATTCCCAAGCGCAGGCGGTACGGCTCCAGATGCTCAAACGGTATCGTTGGCCTTCACTTGCGTAACTACGCCAGCAGGCACATTCAGCTAATAAATAGAATCGGGAGCACACATGCAAGCACCAATTAACATCACTTACGCAAACGGAGAAGAGATCGAGGTCATGGCCTATCCGCCAGACTTTGCCAAATGGGAACGTTCGGAAAAGAAAACGATCAAAGACTTCGGTGCGATGTGGGATATCTTGTTCATAGCTCATTCGGCAATTAAGCGCGAGGCTGGCACGAAGCCAGTTAAGCCGTTAGATGTCTGGATGGAATCAGTGACCAATATCGAACTAGGAAGTGACAGCCCAAAAGTCACGAGCGAGGAAGCCTAAGCCGTCTACTCGTTGAACTTTCGATCGCAACTCGCATTCCGATGAGCGAATGGACAAATGCCGAGGACATACTGACGGCGCTGGAGATCTTGGAGGATCAAAATGGCAGATGATCCGATCAGCTATGACAAGGGCGATCTGCGCGGCATTCTTAAAGCGTTTAAAGCGATGGACGAGGAAGCAACAGCTGCGGCAAAGAAGGAATCTGGTGCACTTATTGAATACCTAAAAGGCAAGATTACAGCAGCAGCAAGCACAAACAAAAATCGGGCTTCTCTACGCGTTGCACAAGGATCAAAGGTTTCTAAGTCATCAAAGATCGGTGAATTAAGTATCGGATTTGCTGCTCAAAAATTCAGCGGTGGGGCAACTACTCGAGATCTCTGGGGCGGTTATGAATTTGGATCTAATAAGTTTAAGCAGTTTCCAATCTGGTCAGGCCGTCAAGGTCGCGGTTCTCGAGGTTATTATGTCTATCCGACATTGCGAGCCGAACAGCCTTATCTGATCAATGCGTGGGAAAATGCGTTTACTGACATTTTAAAGAAATGGGGCTGATGTGGCTGCTGGCTCTCGTACCCTAAAGCTCTCGATTCTCGCCGATGTCGATCAGCTAAAAAAATCATTAACAGCTGGCGCTGGAGACGTCCAGAGCTTTGGCGATAAGATCGGAAAGTTTGGAAAATTAGCAGGCGCCGCATTCGCTATCGCTGGCGCAGCTGCGGCGGCATACGCTGGAAAACTTCTAATCGATGGCGTTAAATCAGCGATCGAAGATGAAGCCGCGCAAGCAAAACTCGCTACATCTTTGCAGAATGTAACTGGCGCCACCGTCGCGCAAATCGCCGCCGTTGAAAATCAGATTCTTAAAACTCAACTCTTAACTGGTCTTACCGATGACGAACTTCGTCCATCTCTGAATCGACTGGTTCGCGCCACAAAAGACGTCAATGAAGCGCAGCGACTGCAAGCGCTGGCGATCGATATTT